GTTCTAATGGAAACATCAGAAGCCAAAGACTTTGTCGACAAGCAGATCGCGTTTAACAAAGACATCGTGAAAACATCGACAGCCATGCTCGACGGACTCAAGCACCAGGAACGACTCAACCAGGCACTCGCCGAAAAGATGTCCGACCAGGACAACCAACTCGCAACGCTGCGCCAGTTGACCGTAGCCCTCACCGTCGGTGTCATCGGCACCGCCGTCGGAGTCGTATTCGCGGTGCTCTCATGAACCTCGCAGACATGCTCAAAGAGCAACCCAAACGCGGTGCCGGATGTAAGTGGGCCGTCTGGTTCAAGTCACTAACCGACATGGATCAACTCGCCATCCAAGAAGCGTTCGCAAACCAATACACCACCACCAGCCACATCGCACGCACACTCCAGGCATACGGATGCCCCATGTCCGAAGCCACCATCCGCACCCACCGGCTAAACGAATGTAAGTCCTGCTCGGAGTAAACATGGACCTCGAGCAACTGCTCCAAACACCAACACCGCCAGCAATCAACAAAAAGCGCAGCGGTGACTGGACATTCACCCAATCCTTCGACCCACACGACCCATCATCGTCAACCGTCGAAGCCACAACAACAGAACAGGTCAAAGGCGATGAAGCCATCAAACAGTTCATCCTCGCTCAAGGGGGTGTCATACCCGCAGGCTACCGGGCGATTCTCGTTGAAGCCCGCCACCAAACACATGGCTGGACACGAACGAACCCTGATGACAACGCTGTTACACGGCCGACATGGTTCTACCGCTTCCGTATTGAGCCAGATGTTCAGCGATCGTCTATTGACGAGTTGGTGGCACTGGTTGGAAAAAAGCGCCCTGCCGTCAAAGCAACAACCGAAACCGACATGGTACTTCATCTACTCATCGGAGACACACAAATCGGCAAAGACCTTGATGGGGATGGTACGGCGGGAATCATCAACGCATGGAACAAGTCACTTGACACTGCTGTTGCCCGATGGAAACGAGCTGGTCGACCACCGGTTCATATCGCACTGGTTGGTGACTGTATCGAGGGTAACCAATCCCAAAACGGCCGGAACATGTGGCGTTCACGGCTCACCCTTACAGAACAAACTCGTATTCTGCGCCGCATGCTACTCGCATCTATTGATTCATTTATCGGAGCACCCCAAGTGTGGCTGTCTGTGGTCAATGGGAATCACGACCAAGTTCAACGATTCCAAGAGACCCGAGCAGATGACGGCCACGCTACTGAAGCAGCCATCGCCGTCGCAGAAGCCATCGCAGTAAACCCAGAGAGGTACGGACATGTCAAAATCTATGTTCCCGACATCGACCAGGATCACCTGGTTGTTGACTTCAACGGTACCGTCATGGTCCTGGCACATGGCCACCAATGGGCGCGGGGTAAGTCGATGGATTGGTGGGCTGGTCAATCATTCAATCTCCAAGCGGCGCAGGCGGGTCATATCCTCGTACACGGCCACGAGCACGAGTTCAGCATCAAGTCGAAACGCGACCGCCTAGTGCTGTGTACCCCAACGATGGAATCCGAGTCGACATGGTGGAAACACAAGACCGGTGACATGTCAAAGCGTGGAGCCATCCTGATGTTCACCCGACCCGGCGGTGAGTTCACCGGACTCGAGGTGATCTAATGCCAGCAAAGGACAGGTCAGACCTACGTTCCGAGGAATGGAAACGCATACGCAAATACATCCTCGAACGCGACAACCACACCTGCGCATACTGCGGGGGGGATGCCGACACCGTTGACCACATCGTTCCCCACTCCCTAGGTGGTAGCCAGGACCCAGGCAACCTGCTCGCCTGCTGCCGACGATGCAACTCAAGCAAAGCAGACCGCATCAACAAGCGACTCAACTGGACTAACCCCCGGTGGGGGGTGGTAATCCCATGATCTAACAATCAATAGACCGCGGCCGCGGTCGCACAAGCGAAGCATGGATTTTTTCTGTGCCTCGCTCCTAATCCGCCCCCTACCTTCCATTTTTATCCCCGAACTTTTCAACATTCAAGGAGAACCCGCATGAACTTTGCTGAAGCCGTCGAGGAGTTCCTCGCATCCGCTGACTGGTTGACCGCACAGCACGCACCATCGGTCGCTGCGCTGAAGGCTCTGGCCGTCGAGCTCGACAAAGAGGTGACCGCGGCGCTGGTGGCGCAGTTTGGGGTGTTGCACCGGTCGTTGTTGAAGGAGCGCCCGAGCGTGGTGCCTGATGTGGATCCGTTGGCGGAGTTGTTGCGCCGATGACGTTCAACCCGGCACGCCAAACTCTCCCACTCTCGGATGATTTTGCCGCCGACATCGACAGGTATCTGCCTGCGTTCGAGTTGGCGTGGACTGTTGCGAACGGTAAGGACTTCAGGTTCGACCCGTGGCAGAGGGAGTTGTTGCGCCGGGTGACGGAGTTGTTGCCGTCGGGTGAGTTGCGGTGGCGTTCGTGTCTCATCTCTTGCCCAAGGCAGGTTGGCAAGACCGAAGTCATCTCGGCCATCGGACTCTGGGCACTGCTGCGTAAACCGAATCAGTTCAACATCGGTATCGCATCGCAAGCCGACCAGGCACGTATCTTGTATGACCGTCTGCAACGCATCATCGCATCGAACCCGACACTGAAAAGCATGATGACGAAACTGACCGACACCCGCGGTCTGAAAACAACCGAAGGTACACGGTATGAGATTCGTGCGGCGAAGGCATCGACTCTGCAGGGTATCCCCATCAGTATCGGCATCGTGGATGAGGTTCACCTGGTTGATGAAGCCGCTTACTCGGCGCTGGTCGCTGGTCAGGGTGCTCGACCCGACTCGATGCTTGTCGGTATCACGACCGCGGGTAACGAGGACTCCGAACTGCTGGCCAGACTGTACGGCAACGCAGACAAAGCGATCGCGGGAGAACTTGACCGGTTTGGTGCGTGGATATGGGAAGCCTCTGAAGCGTATGTGCCGAAGGATGATGACGAACTGATGCGCCTGTTGGTTGAGGCTAATCCTGCACTGCAGGATGGTCGCATTGACCCGGCGCTGGTCCTTGCCGATGCCCGGACACTGCCCGACGATGACATCGTGCGGTATCGACTCAACCGGTTCATCAAGTCCAGCACAAACACCTTCATTCCCTTTGCGATGTGGCAAAAGAACGAGCGCCGATTCGATGAGGTGTTGCCTGACGGTCAGGTGGTGTTTGGTATTGACCGCACACCCGACTGGGAGCATGCGACCGTTGCGGCCGCCATCCTGGTTGATGGTGTGATTCACACCGAGATTGTGGCATCGATGGTAAAGCCGACTCTGGAGAAGTTGGTGAACGTGGCGATGCAGTTGCACCGGCACTCTCCTCGAGCCATCATGATGGATGGTTTGTATCTGCGCGATCTACACAACGAGTTGCAGTTGCGTGGTATCAACTCGGAACTGGTGACGAAGGCTGACCTGATTCGTGCCTCATCGACGTTCTACGCTCGTCTGGCGCGCGAAACGCTCAAGCATGCCCCAGACCCGCTGTTGTCGGTGCAGATTCCCAGAACGGTCAAGAAGGCCGTACAAGAGGGTTTCATGGTGTCGCGTATTGACTCGAGTGTTGAGATTGATGCGGTCATGGCTACGCTTATCGCTTGTCATGGTTCCGAAACGCTGAAGCCGGTGGCAACGCGCACGATTCTTGTCTAGCGTGATATTCTAGCGTTGTTAATACCGCCGCACGCAGGGTAAGACCGGTGCGGCGGTTGTCTCTCTCACAGCAAAGGATGCGCATGAACAACGAGTCTGTCAACGGTTACCCGATTCCCCCGGTCGACCCGATGGACTTGCTCCAGTGTGATTCTTGTCAGTAGGGGCGGAACTGGTTTAGATCCGTAGTAAGGCCCGCAAGGGAAGCTGCGGAGACTCGAGTTCGATTCTCGACCGCTCCACCGTACAAAATGTACGTTTTGCGCAAAACTGTATACAAAATGCGACACGCCACGCAATAATCTTGCGCGGTGTGGTACGATTATTGCGATGGCAAGCCTTCTTGACTTCTTGAACCCGCTTCGCGCAATCGAGACGGTGCGTTCAGTCGCGCAAGATTACTCCTTCGCCATTGAGCACCGGTCGGCTGTTGTGCCACCGCCGCGCTCCGCAACATCGGGTGTCACCACCACCGATGCTCTCGGTATCGCAGGCGTTTACCGCGGTGTCTCCATCCTGTCTAACGCGATCAAGCAAATCGGTGTCCACCTCTACCGCGACGATGTGAAACTCGAGTCGACTCCGTTGTGGGTCAAGCAACCCGATGACAAACTCACTCGCGCCGAGTTTATGGCCCGCACCGTCACGTCGATGGCTACGTCGGGTAACGCTTACTGGCGTATCTCGCGTAACGCCCGCGGTGAGGTTGTCAAGCTTGAGGTGCTGAACCCCTTCGACATTCTGATAAATTCAACGGATAGCGGTGAACTCACCGGGTACACCTATCGGGGTACTACCGAATACCAACCGAGTGAGATTCAGCACCTCAAGATGCTCTCGGTGCCGGGTAACTTGTACGGTCTCGGTCCACTCCAGGCATGCCAGCCTGAACTTCGCAACGCGAAAGACACCCGCGACTTCGCATCGAAGTGGTTCTCTGATTCGGGTATGGCGGCGCAGGTTGTTTCGCCGAAGGTGCCTGTGTCACCGGACACGCTTTCGGACATCGCTACGTCGTTGCGATCGGCGCAGACTGGTGGCTCGGTTGTTGCCCCGACTGAACTCTCCATCCAGAACCTTTTCTTGAACCCGCGCGATGCGATGTTCATCGATGTTCAGAACTGGAACACTTCGCAGATTTGTCGCATCCTGGGTATTCCGGCGAACATGATGCTGGCCGAAGCGGGCTCGTCGATGACGTACTCGAACGTCGAGCAGGAGCAGATTGCGTTCACCCGCTACTCCCTCTCGGCGTACTACATCGAAATCGAACAGGCCATGTCGGCGTTGTTGCCCCGCGGTACCGAGGCACGCATGAACATCGATGCGTTGCTCCGCACTGACACGCTTACCCGCTACCAGGCACACCAGATTGCTCTTGCCGCCGGATTCAAGACTGTTGATGAAATCCGCCACGATGAAAAACTCGCACCGTTAGGAGCCCCAGTTGGAGAACTTTGAAATCCGTGAGATGGAGTTTCGCGTTACCGATAAGGAGAAGCGCGAAGTAGCCGGTATTGCCGTACCTTACGAGAAGCTTGAGAACGGTGAGATGTTCGCCCGCGACTCCGTCACGCTCGACCCCGAAGCCAAACTGATGTGGCAACACGACAAGTCGGAACCCATCGGCAAAATCGTTGAAGGCCGTCACACTCCCGAAGGTTTCGAGATTCGCGCCACGATCTCGGAGACTTCTCGCGGTAAGGATGCCATCGCGCTCCTCGAGGATGGTGTCATCAACCGATTCTCGGTCGGGTTCATGATGCGCGACTCAAAGACTGATGACCAGCGCAACCGCATCGTCACCGATGCGTTCGTGCGCGAGGTCTCGCTGGTTTCGTTCCCCTGGTATGAGGGAGCGACTGTCACGGAAGTTCGTGACGAACCGGAACAGGAGAGTCCTGTTACGGCAGAAAACAAAGGAGAAACCGTGGAAGAAATCCGCGACCTGACTCCCGAACTCGCCGAGGTTCGTGAGCGAATTGAAATGGTTGAGCGAGAAATCGCCGACTTCGGCAAAGAAGAAGCACCCGCAGCACCGCAGTACCGTTCCGCTGGTGAGTTCCTCATGGCTCTCGCAAGCAACGAGGATGCCGCAGTGCGTGCGTACACCGGTGCGACTACATCGGAGAGCGTTGTCACGCCTGTTGACTTCGACCTCATCCGTCTCGTTGAAGCAGCCAACCCGCTCGGTTCGGTGTTCGGTCGTGGCGTTACCCCTGCAGAGGGCATGACGATCACGTTCGCACAGGTTGACTCCATCACTGACGGAACCGGCACGCAGTCTGCTGAAGGTGATGACCTCGGTTACTACGAGCTGAACATCGGCACTTCGACCGAGAACATCATCACGGTGGGCTCGTATGCCGAAGTCAGCCGCCAAGCGGCGGTTCGCAGTACTGTACCGTATCTCGACTCGGTTCTCCGTGGTCAGGCAATCGCTCTCGGTAAGTCGCTCGCAACCCAGCTCCGCACCAAGTACCAGGCAGTTGTCGCTGCACAGGTTCTCGCTGGCAACAAGGTCACTCTCGCTTCGACGGACTACGCAGGATGGGTTGGCGGACTCGCCGATGCAGCCGCGACGTACTTCGAGCCCAACGGTGTCCAGATTGATGCGCTCATCGTCGACAAGGGAACCTTCAAGGACCTTCTCGCGCTCGACGGAACCCCGGTCATCTCGTTCGCTGGTGAAGCGAACGGTGCTGTCGGTTCGGCTAACGTCTCGGGTCTCCGCGGTTCCATCGCAGGCATCCCGATCATCGTCGATGCTGGACTCGACGCGGTGAACAAGGATGAGTGCGCGTTCGTTTCGTCGCTCGCTCTGCGCCAGTACACCTCGGGTGCGCTTCGTCTCTCGCAGGAGAACGCAATCAACCTCTCCGAAGCCTTCTCGCTGTCGACCTTCACGGCCGTAGCGGATGAGTACCCGGCCTTCATCATCGGAATCGACCAGACCGCCTAATAACCTCAAGGAGATTCGGGCATGGCCATGACATGGGAGAACCTGAAGTCGTATGTAAACAGTACGACTGACCAGGATGCGTTCGTTGAACAGTGCTGGGATGAAGCGGGAACGC